GTCGATGTCCGGCTGGATCGGCGAAAATTTGGCGGAGACATCGTTGCGCTTAAATCGTTCATGAGTGAAAGGCAGAAAAAGTTCTTGGCAGAAAACGGCCACCCACGAGGCGCTCTTGGCATGAAACACACAAAAGAAGCAAAAGAAAAAATATCGGAGAAATCAAAGGCAGTTTGGGCTGGGCGCGATCAAGGCGAGCGCGACAGGTTTTGTGCTGCTTCATACAAAGCATTAGTAGAAAAATGCGGCGGACCTCCAAAAATCGGGCGCGGCACATGGAAGGCTGGATGGCGCGAAATCGGGGGTAAGCGGAATTTCTATCGTTCGCGGTGGGAGGCAAATTATGCGCGGTATCTTCAATGGCTGAAAGAGCGTGGTAATATTTCCGACTGGTTACACGAACCGGAAACGTTCTGGTTTGAGGAGATCAAACGCGGAACACGAAGCTATAAGCCTGATTTCCGCGTCTGGGAGACATCAGGGAAGTCAGTCTTACATGAGGTAAAAGGTTGGATGGATACCAGAAGCAGAACTACGCTCGCTCGCATGGCGAAGTATCACCCGCAAGAAACAATTATACTAATTGACGGCGCACAATATAGAAAGATACGCGCCGCGGTGATGGCGATGATACCAGATTGGGAAGATAGCAAGAGAGATAGCCATGCTTGACGCGCTGGGCGTGAATGTCCGTGACCTGATTGTGACTTATGAAATGGGTGACAGGTGCAAGGATGGTGGTGTTATCGTTGAAATAGGGGCCGCGTGATATGTCTGAATTCAGCCATGACGATCAAGACACGACCATTGAAGACATGAAGCAACAGATCAGCGACCTGGTGTCTGTAAACCGTGTTTTGAAGGGGCACATTATTGCACTGGAATCGCGCGTCACTGCAGTTGAACGCCGCGCCGCGCGGTCACTGGATCTGATTGACCAAATGTCTGAAAAGGTTCGCGGAAGGCCGCACAGGCCAGGCCGCGTAATGGACCGCGCCGAATACGCCGCACATCTTCGCATAGCCGAGATTGCGCAAACCTATGCCGATAAATACGGGGTGACGCTTGAGCGTATGCGTGCGCATGATCGGCGATCCGCGTTTCACCAGCCCCGGCGCGAGGCATGGGCCGAATGCCACAGCAAGGGCTATTCCAGCGTCATGATCGGGAGGTTTTTCGGCGGAAGGGATCACACCTCCATTTTACACGGGATCAAGCGCCTAGAGGAAGATGCAAAGAGGGAGATGCAAAAATTGCGCAGGCCGTGCCGTGATGCACGCGGTTAGGGGTGAGCGGAAGCGACGGGCGGAAATGGCGAAGGCCCCCGACTAGCGAGGGCCTTGCTTTTCGGTGTCACATCATGCAGAGTGCGAGTGTCAAAGTCGCAGGGTGAAGTTACCGCAAAGGCGGAAACTGCGCAAGCCCTGCCCAACATAAGGGTGAAGTATGCAAATTGTTGCGCGCTATCGGCGGCTATTCAGCCAATGAGCGATACCCCATTCATGCCGCTGTGGGTCGCCGATTTTGTCGGTGATACCCTTGATCTGGATGCAAAGGAAATCGGCGCATACATGCTGATCCTAATGACCATGTGGGGCCGCGACGGATACCTTCCAAACGACGGTAAGAAGTTGCAGAGGGTGGCGCGGTGTGGCCGCGATTGGCCGCGCGTTTGGGGCGCGTTGTCGCACTATTTCACAGTTGAAGGTGATAGGATCACACAGGGCCGATTGCTTTTGGAGTTACAAAAGGTTGCAGCGAAACGCGAAGTTAACGCGCAGCACGGGGCGCGCGGCGGATTGGCTAAGGCGTTGAAAAACAAAGACCGCGGCATAGCAAACGCTACAGTTTCGCCAAAGCAACCAGAACCAGAACCAGAAAGAGAGAAAAGAGAAGCTATCGCTTCTCCAAAAAAAACCGAGGCGCATGGCTTGCGGTTATCAAAAGACTGGTTCCTGCCAATGGACCTTGGCGAGTGGGCTTTGTCTGTCGGTATGACACGAGACGAAATCAGGTCAGAGGCTGACAAATTCAGGGATTACTGGATCGGTGTTGCAGGTGCGAAGGGCAGGAAAGCCGACTGGCCTGCGACGTGGCGGAATTGGGTCCGCAAATTCATGGCGGAAAACGCGAGAGGCGGAAGATATGGCAACGGAAATCGCAACCAACCATCACCCGAAGGCGGCAAACGGCCTGACCCTGCCCTTGCGCAAATCGCCCGATTGGCGCGCATCGGCGGGCAGATCAATTGACGGTGCGGATTGGGATTTTGACTATAGTCAGTATCGCGTTCGCATTCCACTTACGCGCGGTCTGTGGGCGCTCATTGATATGGGCGACCTTGATATCGCCAAGGGGAAAACTTGGCACGCGCATGTCTGCAAGGGCGGAACATACGCGAGAACCTGGGTTCGTGATGCAAGCGGCAAACGGGTTAGCTTGCTTCTTCACAAGGCGATCACTGGTTGGCCCATGACAGATCACGCTGATGGCGACGGGCTTAACAACACGCGCCACAATCTTCGGCCCGCCACCCGCGCGCAGAACAACCGGAACAGCCGAATGCAGAAGAACAATAAGACGGGACTAAAGGGCGTGTCGCCAATGAGATCAGGCAGATGGAGGGCGCGAATTGCCGTGGACGGCAAGCAACTGGCGCTTGGCACTTACGACAGCCCAGAGGCTGCGCATCAGGCATACCGAGACGCCAGCGAAAAGCTGCATGGATGCTTCGGGAGGTCGGAATGACAAACAGCGTTGCATTGACGAATGCGCCCAAGGCGGCAAACGGGCTGACTTTGCCTCTTAGAAAATTCCTAGGCTCACAGGCCTTGATGGAACACCGGGCCATGGTGGCGCTAGAATTGGAAGTGCTGGCGAAGAAGCTGGACCGCTTTGGATGGGATCGCGACCGCAATAGCCCAGCGCATGACAGGCTTGTGATCGACTGGATGGACGCATTGCAGGACTATCCGCTGGACGAGGTTCAATCCGCATGCCGCCAATGGGTTTTGGAAAATCCGCGCCGGATGCCAAACGAGGGTGATGTTTTGGGCGTGATCGGGCGTGGTCGCGCGGCATTCATCGCTTCGCAGCCAAGGGTGGCGTTGCCAGAACCTGAACGGGAAAAGATGACTGCAAAACGGGCGGTGGAAATCATGGCCGAGGTCGGGTTTGAACCGAAGAAATTCGGCGACGATGCCTATTGATTTCACGGATAGCTCGTGCGACACTTGCGACGCGCGGCAACCCGGCAGGGTGTTTGGCTCTCCCCCAAACCGCCGCGCGCTTTTCACAGGGAGCCGATTGGAGGTCGGAGTGAACGAACACACAAGCCTTGCCGCATATCGCGCATTCATCGCGTCGCGCGCCGGACAATCCATCAAGTCAGGGTTTCAGCCGAAACCGATCAACGCCAAGGCCAAGGCGCACCAGGCTTCGGTTTTGGATTTCGCCTTGAACGCCGGGAAATCCGCCGCGTTTCTGGACACCGGCCTTGGAAAATCATTCATCGAGTTGGAATTCGCGCGCCAATGTGCCGAGGAAACCGGCAAGCCGTCCTTGATCCTGACGCCGCTTGCGGTTGCTGGCCAGATGATCCGTGAAGGCCAGAAGTTTGACATTGATGCCCGCCAGATCAGGGAACAGCACGAGGTCGGCGCTGGCGTCATGGTCGCCAACTATGAGCGGCTTCCAAAGCTTGACCCGGCATGCTTCGGATCGATCATCTTGGATGAAAGCAGCATCCTGAAAAGCTACGCCGGGAAAACCCGCGCCATGATCCAAGATGCCTTCGCCGATACGCCATACAAGCTTGCCGCAACCGCAACGCCAAGCCCGAACGATCACACAGAACTCGGCAACCATGCCGAATTCCTTGGCGTGATCCGGCAACAGGAAATGTTGTCAAAGTGGTTTATCAATGACACGTCTACTGCGTCGCAGGATTGGCGGTTGAAGGGCCACGCGGTTGAGGACTTCTGGGCATTCGTCGCGTCTTGGTCGCGGTGCGCCACCCTGCCGTCAGACTTGGGCGGCGATGATACAGGATATGTTTTGCCAGATGTTGACCGGCGCATCCATTCGGTTGCAGCGGATCGGTCGCAGAACGTTGCGGACGGCATGTTGTTCCGCATTCCCGAAATGTCTGCCACAAGCTTTCACGAGGAAAAGCGTCTGACATTGGTGCAGCGCTGCGCAATGGCGGCTGATCTTGCAACCCATGACAAGCCCGTCACGGTCTGGTGCGAAACCAACGATGAAAGCGCGGCGCTGGCAAAGATGATACCCGGCGCGATTGAGGTTCACGGCGCGCTGGATGCTGACGAAAAAGAGCGGCGGCTTCTGGGATTTGCAGACGGCGAATATCGCGTCATCGTCACAAAGCCCAAGCTGGCCGGGTTTGGTGTCAACTGGCAGCATTGCGCCCATGCCGTCTTTGCCTCGATCAGTTTCAGCTATGAGCAACACTATCAGGCGGTGCGACGGTCGCATCGGTTTGGCCAGTCGGAAACCGTGCGCAACGATATTGTGATCAGCGACACCGAGGCCAGCATCTGGGAAGTGATCAACGTCAAGAGCAAGAAACACGACGAAATGAAACGCAGGATGGCCGACGCAATGCGGGCAGCACAGTCTGACGTGGTGCGGCGGGTGAAATATGAAAGGCCGCTGGATCTGGCCTTTCCAACATGGATCAAGGGAGAGTGATCATGAAGCAACCAGAATATCAAGGCGCGGGGTGGGCAATCCATAATTCGGACTGCATCGAGGGCATGCACGCAATGCCGGAAAACAGTATCGACTGCGCCATTTTCAGCCCGCCATTCGGGGATTTGTTCGTTTATTCAGACAGTGAGCGTGACCTTGGCAATGCCGGAACCGGCGCGGCATTCATCAATCAGTATGCGTTTTTCGCCGCTGCCTTGGCCCGCGTCATGAAGCCTGGGCGCATGGTGTGTGTCCATTGCACCGATCTGCCCATGCGCAAGGGGCGCGACGGCGCTATCGGTCTGCAAGACTTTTCCGGCGATCTGATCAAGGCGCATACGGACGCGGGCATGATCTACCACGGGCGCGCAACGATCTGGAAAGACCCCGTTGTTGAAATGCAGCGCACGAAGGCATTGGGTTTGCTTTACAAGCAGATCAGGAAAGACAGCGCAATGAACCGCGTCGGGATGCCTGACTATATGCTGTTTTTCCGCAAGGATGGCGACAACCCTGATCGGATCATGCACGCCGCGCCGGGTGACACGAAAGAGGCTGTGCGCATTGTCAGGACGTGGCTTGCGGACATGCACCGCAAGGGGCTGGCGTCTGCGGTTCCGACAGACGATCAGATTGCGGCACTGATCCCGCACGCGGAATTTGACGTCTACGAGTGGCAGAAACTGGCAAGCCCGGTTTGGATGGATATTCAGCAGGGGAACGTCCTGAACCGCATGAAGGCAGCAGGCGATGAGCGGCACGTTTGCCCGTTGCAGCTTGACGTTATCGACAGATGCCTGCGGCTTTACACAAAGCCCGGTGACGTGGTTATGGACCCGTTCAATGGCATCGGATCGACCGGCTATCAGGCGGTGAAGCAATTCCGCAGATACATCGGGTTTGAGTTGAAGCCGGAATACGCAGCACAGGCCGGAAAAAACATGAGGGAAGCCGAAGAAACCAGCGGCGATTTGTTCGGGATTGCGGCAGAATGAAAATCATCAGCGAACTTCAATGGCGGGGCATAACACCCCCGCCGCCCGGATTTGACACCGCCAGAACGGTTTGCCCGTTTTGCAGCCCGTGGCGTCAAAAGCGCGATGAGCGGTGCGCGCGGGTTACGATAACATCCAGCGCAAAAGAAAAACTCTACACCGCCTCGCGCGACTTTGAATTGACCGATGGCAAACACACCTTCGGCACGGGATCGGTGCGCTACACGTTCACGATCACCGAAGGTTCTTCGCCCGAGGAAGACCCGTCCTGCGACATCATGACAACCGAGGTTTGCATGAACTACCGCGACTACTGGCATCCGGTGAAGGGTGATCTGCTGGAAATGCTGGAAGCAGTTTCCGACGAATGGCTGATTGAACATGCCATGGAAAGCGAAGACCAATGATCGACAATCACGCATCCATCCGCGCGCGGTTTGTGGCCCATACGGACCCAGACCATGCGCGCCCCGCAGACACCGGCTTTGCCTACGTGCTGGCAATCCTTGGCGCGACAATGGCAATCCCGCTGATCGTTTGGAGTTTCACATGACCGCCAACGTCATCCCATTCCTTCGCGCCGAAACGCTGGACGCCCGCGCCGAACTGGTGCGCCATGGCCGTGCCGTCCTTCGATCCGAACAGCCGCACCGCGTTTCCGACATTCGCCAAGCCTGCGCTTATCTGCAAACCTACGGCGATGCCACGGATTACCAAGAGGCGGCGATGATGTTGCGGGCGCTGAATATGCCGGTCGAAAGGCCGACTGACTGGACGCCGGTTATTGCGGGCGGGTTGACCGCCGCCGTGGTGATCTGGGTCTTTCTGATTGTCGCGCTTGGTGCATGATGGCAGACCTTATCGCCCAGGCAATCATCTGGCCCCTGTGCTGCTTTGTGGTCTGGGGCTTGTGGAAATACGCTGACGATCTGTCAGACGGAAACATTGAACGGATGGACAAATGACCGATAGTGAACTGATCGCGGCGGAAGCTGCCGCGCGGCGCAAAGCGCAGAATTGCCCGGTCTACACCGGCCCTGACACTTATCACGCCACCCGGTCAGGTCGCACTTCCGCTGCGGCGGCAGATGAATGGATGCGGTTGCGCGATGAATTGAAGCGCCGGGGGCTGGACAAATGAAAGCGACGATTGGCGGTGTAGCCGTGACCGCCCCACTTTGGAACGGGGCAACCGAAGACGAACTACGCGCCATTGTGTGGCACCTATCGGATGCCAGCCATCACTACGCTGACGACAGTGGAAAAGAGTGGGGCCTTGGCGACGCATTCAGGTATGCAGCCGCCGCCGAAATCAACCGCCTCAAGCTTGGCGCTTATGCCATCCGGTGCCTCGCGCAAGACCAACCGCAGCTTGTCGGCATTGACGCCCTGCTTGACGCGGTTCTGCGGAATGCCCGCGAACTCCAAATAAGGATTTGACCGCATGACCCACGAACTCACCATCGCAGCCCTTGCCTTTGCCGTGCTGGCCTTCCCGGCCCGCGCTTGTGGTGATGGTGAATGCACCCCGCCAAAGAACCCGCCCGAGGTTCAGGTGATCAAACCCGGCGACGGGGAAATGACCGCGCAATGGTCGCAGCCTGACCAGATGCCGTGCTGCACCCGCGACGGTGCCGTGCTGTATCACCCGCCGCTTGGGATGGATCGCGCCGGAACACGGGCGTTCTGCGCTGCGCTGGACGTGGCGCTGATCCCGGTTTGCAAGACGTGGAGGGTGAAGTGATGGATAAAAAACTTACAGGCTGGTTTCTTGTGGCTGTAACCGAAGATGGTCCGTCTCGGATTCAAGGCACCGTGACCTACTCAACGGAGATAGCTGCGATTAACGGCGCACGGGAATTCCTCGCACAACTTGGGCCGAGCGTAACAATCTGCGTCTGCCAAGCAGGTTGTCATTTGTGGGTTGATCCAGTTGTTCGCATCATAACCGATGCACCAGAGGCCACCCCATGACCCGCCTTCCCTATGCCTGCGATGATTTTATCGGAGAGGAAAAGCAATGACCGCAGACACATCATGCGAAATCTGCATGGGCAGCAAGCGCGTGGCGGTTGGGATGTCTTTCCCGCCGCGCCAGACAATCGGCTTCAAGGTTGAATATGACCCATGCCCCGGATGCACTCCCCCACCACACACCTTTCATGCACGGCGCACGGCGCAGATATTGCGTGAGACAAGAGAGGCCCGCAAATGACCGCAGACACATCACCAGAGGCTATTGCCGCCCTTCGCGACGCCCTGACGGCGGCAGAGGCGCGGGTGGCTGAGTTGAAGGATGTGGACGCAAAACGGGAGCACTATAAACGGATCGGCGAAGACTACCGATCATGTATGATTGATGAGCGCCACCGCGCCGAAGCCGCAGAGGCCCGCATCGCCGCACTGACTGCGGCGATCAATGATCTTGTGAGCGCAAATGAAGGCGCGAGCCTTGACGCGTTTAACGCCGCCTACAAGAGCCTTGCCGCATTCTCCAAGGGAGGCCAGCCGCCGCCGACTGAATACGAGCGGAAGGTTGCCAAGATGAAGAAGGAATTCCCCAATGGTATCTAAAGACACCGGCTTTCACCCGTCAGACCCAGACTGGACGCGGGGCAGGTCTATCGCTGCTTCAGAGGCGGAAGCCTTGGTGCGACGCCAGATCAGCATGAGCCGCGAAATCGCCCTGCGCGAACTGGCCCGTCTGGGGCAAGAGTTTGATGCCGCGCCAGCCGCCCTCGCCAAGGGGGCCAGCCATGAGTGACATGCCGGAGATAACTATCAGCGGCAGAACTCTTGAAGAATGGGCAGAGTTCGCCCGCACAGACGGATGCTTAAAGCAAATGGTTCCGTCTGATCTGCGGATGCTCGTTGCAAGCCACAGAGACGCAACAGCAACCATCAAGATGCTGCGAATTCCTACGCCAATCATCCGCACCGACCTTTCCATCACCCGCACCGAGGCCGACGCCCTTGTGGCTGATGCGCTGCAACGGGCGGCAGGGTTGGCACAAGCGGCTCATGTGTCGCACATCACAGCAAAAGGGCGCGACCCGGCGAAGTATATTAGCACCTACAGCCTTCTTGCAGCCGCCATCCTCGCGCTAATCCATCCTGATCAATCCGCCGCACTGGCAAGGATCAGGGAAGAGGCCAGGGCGGATGCGCTAGAAGAGCGCGGATCGCCGCGACGAAATAGAAGGATGAGG